CGTCGATGCAGCTGGCGCCGTGCGCTTTGGGCGCTCACATGTTGAATGTCCACCCCAATTCATCTACCAACACCACATTGATCCCAAGCTGGGTGTTGCGCTCTATAGTAAGTCGAAGCTGAGGCCTGGCCCGTTCCCTGACTGGCAGTGTGATGAGCATTCTTCTCCCGCTTATTGCTGCCATGCCAAGTGCCCAAGCTATGTGACTGGCATGAATTGCCCTGCCCTTATGTCCCCACACTATTCTGCTTTGCTAGATCGCGTCTGGGACCCTGTCTACGAGTCACTTAAGAAGGCTCGGTACCGACCCCCTGTCATTCACTCTTTCAATGGGATGCAGTGGCACCAGTTCCTGCGTCTGCGCATACGTGAATACCTTCCGTTCATAATTGTGCCTCCCATTGAAGGGTCACCCCTCTGGCTCACCTCTGAGCAGGCCGTCCACGGCCTTCGTCGCGTCGATGGTTTTGAACTTGTCCGCGGTTTGGTCCGTGAAACGTCTCTTGGTTGGCCTTGGGTTAAGTATTCATTGACCTTGGGCAACCAGTCCTGTTCTTCACTCCGCGGCAAAGAGAAGCTTATGTTTTGCCCGCAGCATGGCCACCCGAAGTCTTGCCCCTCGCCGCAATGTAAGTTGACCTTCATTCCAGAGATTTGGGATAAAGTTAACCAGAACCTTGACCGCGCTCGCAATCGGACCCGCCTAGGTGTTGTTTTCTGCCGTGCTGGCAAAGACGAAGTGCGTGACCCACTCAAGAGCAACCGCACGCTCATTGTTGGCCCAGTTGACTATTCGCTGAGCTGTCGCATGGCCCTTTCTGGCCCTCTTTCCGGCTTTCTCCACAGCCGTCATCGTAGCCCCATCGTCGTCGGCATGAACCCCCTTGGCCGTGATTGGCACGATGTTATTTGCAACATTTTGAGTGACTTCATGGATGATACGGACCGCGAAGGTGCTGACCTTAGTAGCCCTGACGATTTCCGTGCTGTTTGGTACGATGAGCTCCCTCGTTATATTTGCACGTGGTTTCAAATGACCCCAGCTGAAGCTGAAGAGTACATCCACACCGTGACCACTTTGCTCATGGAGACCATTAATCCTATGTGTCTAATCGGCGATGCCCTGTATATCCTCTGGAATGTCTTTATCACCGGCCATGTTTTCACTACTGCCCTAAATTCCGGAGTATATGAGTCCCAAGACTATGTGATCTGGTTTATTTGGCGCGCAACGCGTGGGCTGCCTGCCAGCCCTGAACTCTATCAACAGGCCTATCCCCATGCCCGTTACTCCGATGATACTGCCGGCTCTCTGACCCTGAAAGATGGCTACAACATGCACGAGAAACGTGATATTGGCAAAGCTTTCTTTGGTTGTACCTTCACATCCTCTAAGAAAGAGGAAGTACTTCCAGAGTTCCACACTGCCGCTGAATTCCAACTCCTCCGTCGTGGCAATAAGTTCTTTGCTGGTTTCCACCATGGCGCCCTTGTGCTCCCCTCAATTATGCGCCCCCTCAACTGGTGTTCTGACAATTCCCCCCCCAATCTCTGTAATGTGTTTGACTCAGTCATGGGTGAACTATACCAGCATGGTGACCAAGCCCTTTTTTCCTTCTGGTCCCAGAAGCTGCACCAGTACAGCCAGTCCCATGGCATTGAGTGGATTCCGAAGCCCTTCTCTCGGTTCCATGAACGTTACCTGTCTAACACCCTCACGTC